GTCTTCCGACAAGGCTTTAAATGTGGATGTAAGGTTAAAAACCTTATTCATTATGCTCCTCCGCTTGTTCATCAGCAGCACTTGACTTTCTCAAAGCCTCCAGAGGGTCTGCTTTTACAGGCTCAGGGGCGGGTGGAGGTGCTACTGGTTCTGGCGCAGCTAACTCATGATCCCATAAATCAGGATGCGCTTTTTGTACAGCTAGAGTCATACGTCTCCAGTTGCGAAAAGTTTTTCTAAGTCCCTGCGGTCGTAAGGGTTGTGCAACTATTTGTAGGTACGCAGGGTATGAAATGCCTCTAGGAAGCTTATAATCTTTGATGTCTTGATATACCTGCTCTACAGCAGTTCTTCGTTGTTTAATACTACTCATCTACTTCATCCTCTTCTGTAGGTCTTCCGCCTTCTGCGGGATTAGCTGCTGATCCTGCAATATTTGCTGGAATTCTTATTTCTCCACAACCATCTATTTCTTCAAAATTCATCGCAATTCGTGCTTCATTTGCAGTAATAATTCCAGAATTTACTAAAGTTGAATAATAACCTGATTGGTCTCTTAGCTCTGGCTGAAGAGATTGAATTTCACTAATATCTTCTCTTATGCAAAAGCCAAAATATCTTTCTAAGCCAGAGGTCATTTTCTGTACAATAGGCATTACAGTTTCTAAGTAATACAACCTCATATTAGGTCGAATATTTGCATTATTTCCGGAGTCTAATAAAATAGGGGGGATCCCTACAGCTTTTAGAATTATCTTTTCGTTTTCACTAATTGCATTTTGAAAATCTAACTCTTTAAAACTAGTGGAAGAGATTTCGTCTACTTCCATGCCTCCATCTAATATAAGAGGTCGTTTACCTCCTGATTGAGGTTGATATCGCGTAGTCCATGCAAGTATCAACCTGTCTTTAATTTTTTCTGATAAGGAATCCTTTGCTTTAAGTACTAATCCCGGTACAGCTCCATTCTTAAAAAAGTTATCTTGAAAATCTCTCATATTTCGCATAAGAACCATAGTTCTTAATGCAGGCTTTAATCTTGATACTCCTCTATAAGTAGAGTAGAAAGAGTTTTCCTTAATGTGGATAATCTCATTTGGGCTAAACCGTGTGTTAGCTCCAGTGCCTCCGTCAAAACTATAATGATCGATATAAGTTGACTCGGAAGCATGCACTGTCATCTTTGGTGCTGGTAAATGGTATAAATGAACTCCATCAAAATATACAAAAATATTTCCATCAAGTAAGTAGTCCGTAAATAAGTTACGTCTAAAAGAGGAAATATCTTGAAAAGGGTTAGGTTCTACATTTAAAAGAAGATCAATTTTACTTCTTTTATTTCCTTTTACAACAGGAACACCTTTAGTTTGAGGGTGAACAATGTAATTAACTTCGGAACAATCATCAACAAGCATGTTAACAGCTCGATTAACGATCTCCAAGTCTTCATAAGCTCTCTCGTAGCTATAAGTAAACTCTCTAGAAGGTTCTACATTCCCTCGATAATATTCTTGAATGGGATTTAATTTATCTAAATCCTGTTCAGTATCGGAACCCCTCCAAAAATTATACCAAGCCATTTATATGTTTCTCTCTTTGTAGCTCTGCCCAACGCATCTGCTTTTTAGCTTGATGTAAGGGGGGATTTCTTCCATATATGGAGTGAAGTTTTAAGTGATGAGTATGACAAAGAGTTACTGTCAAATCATACATTTCTTCCCAGTGTTCGTTTATAAACTCTTCCCTAAAGTCCCTTATATCCTCTAAGTGATAATTTCTTTCTTTTACAAATTTATCGAGTAAAGGCGCTAAACTGTAATAATGATGAAAGTCCAGCTGAGTTTCAGTACCACAAATATAACATTTGGTATCTTTTTCGTACCCTGCTTTTGCTTTGTCTCTAACGTACTTAACAGGGTCTCTTTTAAGTTCTTTCATTTTAATCCTAGTTATCTGAAATTATATACAAACAGAGGTGACATGTCAACAACTATTTTTCAGTAGGTCCTTTTAAAAGCTTACTGAACTAGTGGTAAAACTATAAAGTCCATATCTCAAAGCATCTGCCATATGAGACGCATAATTATGCTTTGGTTTTTCTCTCGCTAAATTCGGATTAGGATCCCATTGATATTGATCTAGACAGGAAAGAGTTTGTATACATTTCTGATCTATAATAAGATTATTGTTATCTACAATAGCGGCAACATGTGCAATTCCATCAAGTACGGACTTTTTAGCGTTGTTAGTAGAGATGTCGTAATTTTGGGCAAAATCGAATCTGGTTTGTTGAGCGGCAGAGTCAATATAAATAAAATCAATATCCCACTTATCCACAAGCTTTTGTATTTCTTTAGCATGTTGTTCTGTTGTCCTTTCAGAATTTAAATACTCATCTAATACGTAATATCTTTCTTCATCCCAGTCATAGCCAATTACACAAAATGCAGTAGGATCTCTATATCCAACATCCAGCCCCGCAAAAACGTCCATCTTAGAAGTATCTAAGTCTTCTAAGTTAGCTACACACTCTATAGCATCGAAAGCCCAAATTTGTCCTTCATAAGTATTAAAATCTGCTTCATATTCCTGTCGAAACTCTGCTTCACTCATACTCTTTCGAGCTTCAGCAATGTCGTTTTCTGACATTCGTGGATTGTCTTTATAAGTAGCCCTTACGGAAGCCCACTCTGAAAACTCCTCTGAAAACCCTCGATTCCAGAATTCTGCAAACCAGTTACTCTTTCCACGAGGTGTAGAAATAAATAAAGCCTTTGAATTATCCTTATCAAGAGTAGGTCTTAAAGCCACATTAAAAGCGTCTCGACCATCAGTAAGAGCAGCCTCATCAAAAATAATTAAGTCATAGCTTCTACCAACTACTGAGTCTACCTGATTAACAGAACCCATACGCACAGTAGAGCCATTAGAAAGTTCAATTACTTTATCTTTAGCATTATCCTTAGTTACCTCTAAGTCAAAGTGTTTAATTAAATTTCTTTGAAGATCAAAAGAAATCTGAGATAGAGAGTAATTAGGGGACATAATCAAAATCTGAGAGTTAGGAACTAAAGAAACTAACTGCCCTATTATATTTGCGATATAAGTCTTTCCTTGACGTCTAGAAATTGCTGCGGAAACAAACCTGTACTTAGGATTATTTATAGCGTTTATCAAAGCTATCTGCGACTCTAAAGGTCTAACTTGTAGTAAGTCTAAATAAGGACTAATAGGAAGTTTTATAAACCTTCTGGGATCTTGAGAATCTACTATGTACTCGGTTATAATATCTGCTCTGCTTACTTCAATCAATGTTTGTTCCTATAATCTTTTATTGCAGCTTTGATCGCATCTTCTGCAAGGACACTACAGTGGATTTTGACTGGAGGAAGGCAGAGCTCTTCTGCGATGTGGGAGTTGGTAATATTCCCAGCTTCATCAATACTGCGACCTTTAACCCATTCGGTAAGGAGGCTGGAAGACGCGATAGCACTTCCGCATCCGTATGTTTTAAACCTAGCATCTTCGATAATTCCATCCTTACTCACCTTAATTTGTAGTTGCATTACATCGCCACAAGCGGGAGCGCCCACCATGCCTGTACCGACCATATCATCCTCTTTGTCTAGTTTTCCGACATTACGAGGATTGTTGTAATGATCGAGAACTTGTTTTGAATAGCTCATTTATAAAATATATGATTTCCTATAGTAAGAGTATGGTTCATGTGTTTGTTCCAGTACGGACTTACAGTACGGGCATGGTAGTATAGAGCTCCATCAGTAATATCAAGACTCCCTGCTGTTAAGACATAAGTTGCTATGTCTTTTGCTTTTTCATAAGCTTCTATATCTGTGATATCTTCTTTTATTCCATCACAAAACCAAGAAAACTGACACTTATTTCTTAGTGGGAATAATTCATGATATTTTGCTTGGTATACAACATCACAAACAGTATTTGGAAATTTAGGGGACAATACTCGGTTTACAGTAACGTGAGCTACAGCTAGCTGCCCTGCCAAGGATTCTCCTCTACTTTCAAAATAAATATTACTAGCTAAACATTTTATGTCTTCGCTAGCTACTGCCGAGAAAGGCAGTAGCAGCAAAAAATAGAGAAAAATTTTCACTATGCGTCCCAAGTGTTTTGTAGCGATTGTTGAATTTGCATAGCTGTCCTCTTAACTTCTATATATTATACACCCTTCACTTTGCTATGTCAAGAATTATTTTTACCCGAGTAAGCATTCGCTCCGAAGAAGGCCGCAACTAACGCACTAATGGCGATAAAGTATGTGGGTGCGATATCTCCAATGATACCCGCAGCTGTATCAAGCCCGAAGAGGCTAGTACAGAAGATACCGAAAGGATAGAGTAGCATTCCGAAGAGTGCAAACCATGTCATCTTTCTCATAGCATCTCGCTGTGCATCTTCGTCTTCGAGTTTCTTTCGTTTAAATTCGAGGTGCATTCTGAGTTCTTCATCACTTACGTGACCGTCCCCATTTATATCCGCTGGATGATGCTCGCTCATTTTTCAGTCCTTAGAAGTGTGTACACTCCCCATGCCAATCCGCCCCACGCAGCAATCTTAGCTAAGCCCCCGAACAATATGAAAGCTCCACAAAGCCCGATTAATACTACACCATCAAGAGAAGTTCTTTCTCCCATTAATTTTGCTATATATTTCATTCTTTCTCCAAAGGGCAGTTTGTAACTTTTAAGTCCGTGCCCATCATGCTTACCCAGTGTAATTCTGAGATAATTTTGTTATACCACATGCGGTCGTACTGACTGTGGCACTTTGCAGCTTCTTCTGAAAGCTGTTCTATACGCACGTCAATATACTTCTGCATCTTATTCATCTAAAAATTAAGTCGTACTTCAGTTTCAACTTTAGTATCAGAAGTACCCACGTCCTTAGTCTCGACCTTACCTTTAAAAGTTAAAGCGTTAAACTTAAATTTGTAACCTGCTTCGTAGCTATAACCCTCAGTCATTGGCCCAATTTCAAAATACAAATTATTCTCTGCTTTGTACCCTACTCTTAGATGATTAGTAGTCTTAGTGTGTTTCCACTCTTTCAAACTATATT